TCAGCATCAGCTGGTGCATTAGGGTCCTCCTGGTAAGGCAATCCGCGAGACGCTGCATAACCCTCGATAAGAGAAACAGCGTTGAAACCGGATGCACCAGCACCAGGGAAATTTGGACCAGTAGCAATTAGCTCACGTGCATCAACTGTTCCAGGTGTAGTAGTGTCTGGAATATGAATCTTCGATGGTTCCCATTCACCAGCCACATAATCAACAGGTGGCGTAGTAGCATTGGATGGCAAAAGATTAGCAGCAAATCCAGCTACATGATGACCATCATCGGCGTAGATTTTGAAATCCAAAAATTTGGGTTTAACGCCTTCAGTATCAGCAAGAGCTTCATTATTCATTTTCTGCCAAGTCTTGAATGACTTTGTCCAGGCATTAGCCATAACCCAAGTATTGGGCAACTTTGCTACAACAATAGCACCAGTAATTCCAGCTGGACTCAAGAGCTTGATACCAGCAACAGCCCAATTAATTCCTTGTCGATAAAAACGACGATTCATGAGACTCGCAATCTGTGAAAGGTCACAATAAAGCGAGGTTGTTGACAATCCGTCAACACTAGGAGTCTTCAGATAAAACGTCTGCACAGCAGGTTCAATATTACGGCCTTTCTTCGAGGAATATCTCTTCGCCATGCCCGTCAGGGAGACTGGGCATTCTAAATTGATTGCGGCCAAAAGGTCTACTCAACCTCGGGTTGGTATGCATAAACTCTTCAATTTCAAATCGCTTATGCCTAGGCGCCTTAAACGGCTTTGTTGCATAGGCAACTTTAGAGCTATACTTGATGAGCATGTCTAGCTCATGCGGTTCGCAATAATCCAGCGAATACCGCTTTCCATAACCCAGTTTGGCAAGAGCTGCGTTCTGTCTACCACGCACTTCTTTTTTCAGAAGCAACTGGTCTCCATCCTGTACGTGCACAGAAGTTTCCTTCAGACGGTCGAGCTTCTCCGGGGCGTAGAAGAGGGAGTGCATATGCACATTCCACCACTCTTTCGAGTTGTTGTAGGTGAACTCAAGAAAATGTGTTCCACCTACCGCACCGAGTCCTTGACCTTCGGACTTCTTTCCAAACCCACGATAATCGGGTTTTCCACACAACAACCTGTTCATTCCTCGCATGCTGTGAATTCCCGGAAGACCGGGCAAGGTTGTCCTGGCTACAGCATAATCATACTGTTCTTTCAGATTCGCATATCGAATACCACTCTCATGCTTCACACCAGGTAGCGTAACTGTCAACACTCCCACAGTGAGGTCATTGCCATAGTCCTCTCTGGCAATTTTGAGCCGTTCCTTGATATCATGCGCCCTTCGAGCAGCTCTCTTTCTTTCGCAGCTTGGGCACTGTTGCCAGCGGGCGCATTTGTGCTTCCAGGCTTGGTCGGGTCGTCCCAACCACGCACCTTTACAGATTGCTAAGCCTGTTGCACTGCCCGAACTAAATGTCATTTATTCACCCGCTCATCACAGACGAACGGAAAATAACATTTAGCAAGTTCGGTATACAAACAAGTAACGCTCCGCTTATTGTACGAGGTCTTGAACACCAGACACAATTTCGTACGTACCATAGGCAGCGAGAAAACCTACTGCAAGAGCATCGCCTATGGGTAATGGGCCATCCGCAGCTGCCAATGTGCCAGCAACACCGAATGCCCATCGAGCACGTCTAAAACGACCGTGAGCTTGAGAAGCACGCATGACATCGTAACCGGTCTTCTCCTGGACCTCCTTACCTGCTTTCCTCAAGAGAGGTGCAGGAACACCGGTCTTCTTCGATAAATATCGCACGTCTGTTCGTGCAGGTCGTGGAGCATGGCCGTGGGCCACAACGTTATTCTCAAGAACGTGTCCTCCAATCTCAAAATAAGTATTGTAGCTCATTCAACCCACTCCTGGTAGCAACGCTTGCAGATAACGTGAAAGAGATTGTCCTGGACAACTCGCACGTCTAAATCTGCACCTCCGCACGTGGCGCATGGAGCAAGCTCCATGAGTTCACCGCCGATAGCTGCGGCGCTTACGAGCGGGAGCCTTGACGAGTTTCTTAGTTGATTTGCGACCGTTAGTATATCGATAACGCATCAACTTTCCATTCTTACGAAACGTCTTACCATAATTGTACCTGGGCATCAAAAACACACTCCTGAAGCATGAGCCCAGAGGCGGTCACTAAGGCCCAGGAGGTGAGCCAGGATAAGGAGACCAATCATCTCTACTCGGTTCTCCTTGACATAGGTTAGGATGCGGGCCGAAGTAGCCACACCCTGGACAGCATCTTTTGTTTCAATTGGATTCATTTTCACATCTCCATCATAGGTTCACAAAGGTAACCTCGATGATTACCAGGAATAAGTTCAATCTGAAGAGCATAAGTAGAGCTCTGATTTGATGTGTTCGAAATATCGAAACGAATCAATCCACACGGGAAATTTCCTCCCTTCAGACGAGTGGTTCCACCAATGGTTGTTCCAGTAATGTATTCAACATCGTGAATTTGCATACCTGGAGCTTGGTTAGCACCACCAGGATACATTGTATCAACATGCAAACCGTCTCCCTCAAATGGATAAGGAGCCTTGTTATTCTCGCCAATCATATCGTCAAGAACTGCTGTGTTCTGCGTGGTCCCATCATTGAACAACGCCGCCATCCAGTTCTGTGGAGCAATACCCGATGCACTATCAGCATCAGCTGGTGCATTAGGGTCCTCCTGGTAAGGCAATCCGCGAGACGCTGCATAACCCTCGATAAGAGAAACAGCGTTGAAACCGGATGCACCAGCACCAGG